TTCTTCTGGCCTGATGACCATTGACAAGGCATACTCCGCAGCTATCGCCGTGGATGATGTGGTCCTTTTTATCCATGAACAGTTCGGGTTGACTAAAGACTTGCTCCAGGCGATGATGGGTGGACCCTACACTATAGCTGATATAGTGGCTATATTGCAAGCCTTCCTGGACTTCGGAAGGGTCCAGACCCTAGCTTCACCAGTCACCCTGGACGGAACGGTTCAGGCTATTTACTCCAGGGACGCTTCGGTCAGGCCGTTCTTCTTCGCTGGTGGTTTTTTGTCCTGGGACTCCGGAGCCTGGGCCGGTGGTGAATCAGTCACCATCAATGTGGACCTGAAGGTTGACGGGACCAACTGGGAAAATATGTGGACATTGACCCTGGCAGCAGCAGCCAGTCCATTATCAGTGGCGGTCCCTTCACACGCCAATTCAGCGCTACTTAATATCCCGATTGGCTTTTGGGTAGGCGAGAATAACGGGGTAAGGGTGACACTGGAGCAGACAGCGGAAGGCGCTGCATACCATGTAGTAAGCCACAACTTCGTGGACGGCAAGCCAGGGGGATAAACTAAAAGGGGGATAATGCCATGACCGAATTAACAGATGAAGTCAAGCGGATGATAATCCGGTATGTGAAGCAGCCGTTGAAACAGGAACGGGACCGACTTAACCGAGAGATTGACAAGTGCCAGGCCACACTTCAGTCCCTTCGTGACCAGAGGGACGCGGTCAAGGAGCAGATACAGCTTGTCAACGCGGAGATAGCGGACCCACCGGAACCTGAGCCGATAGAGCCATAAGGGGGATAACTTGAAGGCTGAAGGAATAGTCCTGGATGTAGCCCACCAGGTCGGGGGGGCCGAGCCTGGGAAGACCACGCTCAAAGACTGGTCGCCGTTTGAGAATGACGGGACTATGAATAACTATACAGGCTGGACGCGGTTGGCCTCTGGCTTATGGGTATTGACTGGGGATGGTTCAAGCACCTATGTCAATGTACCTAATAGTCCTGACCTAAAGACGCCTATAGTTACAGTGGAAGTTTGGGCTTACTGTCTTAGCCTGGCTGCAAATCAGGGTCTAGTGCGAAATATCGGTGGCAACAATACCGGCGAAACTAATTCGTTAGGGATAATGACCACCGGGGCCGTGCACGTTGACTATCAAGCTGGTGGTGACCAGAACTTGGAAGGCGGGACGGTCATCGTCAATACATGGAACCATATTGTAGTGGTCTTCGGCAATAGCACACAGGACTTGTATTTGAACGGGGTAAATGTGGCCACCGACACTCAAGCAGGAGACCTGGATACTGGCAACGTTGACCTTAGGATAGGCGACGCTCGGATAGACGGCGCAGGTAAGTATTTGAACGGCTACCAAGCTTTGGTTCGAGTCCGCAAAAATACCCTTACGCCGGCTCAAGTTAGGGCGAGGTACCATTCTACGAAATGGATGTTTGAGCTATGATAAGTCAAGGGGTAGTCTTTGTATCCGAAATGAGCGCAGGCTTGGAGCCGGACGCCACGGTTCTCTATGACCTATCACCATATCGTAACAATGGGGCGATGAAAGGAAGTGGTGAGCCTAACGCTGTGCAGTTAGACAGTGGTCTATGGGTATGGGACTTTGATGGTATTGACGACTACATAGATGTGCCGGATGCTAATCACCTGGATAGTCCATACCGGACCGTGGAGTGCTGGGCTAATCTGGAATATACGGCACCTGGCGGAACTGCATTGAAAATCGTCATGCTCAAAGAAGCAGCATACCAGGGTGGTTTCGCCGGTGATTATGGCACAGCCAATGTCGTGAAGATACAAGCACGTTTTAAGATAGCTGGTGATGGATGGGTTGTGCAGTCGGCTGTTGAAGTTCAAGGAGCCTGGCATCATCTGGTTGTGACATACGATGGAGCAAATATTAGATATTATATTGATGGCACTGAAGACGCAGCATCACCCCAAGCCAAGGTGGGGACCATTGATGTGAACAGTGATGCTTTGCACATAGGTGGTGGAGTAGCCAATAGATACGCCAAAGGTAAGATAGGGGGAATGAGACAATTATATTATCCCCTATCTGATGGGCAAGTTCTCAATCGCTACGAGTCAACGAAGCACTGGTTCGGGATACACTAAAATGAAGACAGAAGGTTATGTATTAAAGGAAAGACCCTATCGGACACCTGAGACACCGCCGGATGCCCTGGAAGACATGAGTGGGTGGGATAATGATGGCACCTTCAAGGGGGCCGGAGAGCCAGACTGGGTAAGATTGCCCAGTGGCTTATGGATTAACTCATTTGACGGTGTGGATGATGTAATAACTATCCCTCACGCGCCATCGCATTGTCCGACCCACGCCATAACAGTGATGGCTTGGGTTAATCCAACCACCTTTCTACTGAATGAATACGATACCATAATCGCCAAAAGAAATACCAATGATGTTTCCCAAAGCATATCTTATAACCTTGCTCTTAACTATCCAGCGGTGGGTAACATTAGAGTATTTTTTTATACATCGGTCGATGCGCTCGATTGGACTACCAGCTTGGTGCTGACTACTGGAGAGTGGCAATTATGTGGCTTTACTTATGACGCAGTCGCAGGGTCAACAGTAGTTTTTATCAATGAATCTAACGCAACCTCTGGCGCTATCACAGGAACTATTCTATATGACACAAGCGACCTCTATATCGGTTCAAGGTGGCTAACTACTTTTAACTGGCATGGCTATATTTCCAAGCCCAGAATATTAAACAATGTTTTGAGTGAAAGCCAGATATATTCAATCTATCAATCGGAACGGGGATGGTTCAATGTCTAGGTCAAGTGGCACAGTCTTTGAAGGGAAGCGATACTGGAGTCCTACGGGAGTTCGGGCCACCACGCCACCGGACGACATTCCGGATGTCTCTGGAAAAGGGAATGACGGAACATTCACAAATGCCAGCTATACCCAGTTACCCAGTGGATTGTGGGTGATGGAGTTTGATGGCACCGGAGACTATGTTACTATCGCAGATGCTCCTAGCCTTAACCTTAGAATCCATGTTTCCCTTTCAATTTGGATATATGTGGAAGAATGGGCTTGGGCGCATGCCTTTACAGTTGCTGGAATATTAGATAAGGGAACTTTGACTTCTGGAGTAGGCTACTCCTTGAGAGCTACAGACACAACACAAAAACTATCATTTACAATATCTGGCGATGGCGGCACACAAACTTGCACTTCGGCTAGTATGCTGGCTGCTAAAACATGGTATTACATAGCTGCTACTTTTGACGGTTCAAATCTACGACTCTACGAAAATGCCGGAACACCTGTTACTACAAATCTGGCAGATACCATAAAGGATTCTAGTGGTGTAGATTTAATTATAGGTGCAGGGGAGAGCCTTAATAGAGAGTTCTATGGCAAGATAGGCCCACCAGACATAATGAATTACGTTTTGTCCCAAGACAATATCAATACTATCTATGCTCGGGAAAAAGGATGGTTTGAACTATAATGGCTTATTGCACTAGCACGGAAGTAGGGAACCTGAATCCGAAGCGGACCTATGGAGCCAGCACTACTCCCAGCACTACCCAGGTGGGCGCTCTTATTGACCAAGTCGCCGTGGAGATTGACGCCGTCCTGGAAGCCCAGGGATACACGGTCCCTGTCACGAGCCCATCTAATCTGGTGGAGTTCTTGAAGTATGTCAACGCCTATGGCGCTGCATACCTGGCCGAAGCCGGTATGTTTCCGGAGACGGCGGAGCCTGGCGAGACGGCCCACTGGCAAATGCTGAAGAAGATATATGACGCCTACATGAAGAACCTGGCCGAAGGCAAGATTCCAGGTCATGCCCTGGATTCGCCCAGCGAAGCGGTGGCCAGTTACTATACCGAAATGGATGACCAGTCTCAATTCCCTGACCCGATGTTCAGGGTCAGGCCAGAGGACAAGGACTTTTGATATGCCAGTAGAATTGTATTACGAAGTGGACGGGGATGTTCAGATGGCCAGGTCCCTATCACGGTTCGGTGAAGGGGTCAAGGATATGCGTCCGGCCTTCAAGCAGATAATGGACGCCTTCTTCCAGATAGAGAAGAAGCAGTTTGAATCTGAAGGAAGCTACGGGTCCGGTGGCTGGGAATCCCTATCGCCGAATTATGAAGCCTGGAAGTCTAGGAACTTCCCTGGTGCGTCTATACTTCAAAGGACCAGGCGCATGGTCCAATCGCTAACCGGCGAGACATCGGACACGGTCAAGGTTATGAATCCAAAGGACTTCCGAGTGGGGACCAGGGTCCCATATGCTGGCTATCACCAGACGGGGACCGGAAGGATGCCCAGGCGTCCGGTGATTGAGTTGACCGAGTCGGATAAACGGGAATGGATTAAGATAGTTCAACGGTGGCTGGTCAATATGGCCAAGCAAGCCGGACTGAGGATGCGATGACACTTGGATTATTGGAAGCTGCGGTGGACGCTCTGGATACTTACTTCCAGACGAATATGGCTGCGAAGGTGACAGCGCTCAATACCGAATACGGGGATAGCCTTCTGGTGGCGCCAGTCAATTACTACCAGGGACAATTCCCCAGGGCGCTTCCGGAGTATCCTTCTATGGTGTTCGCCGGTGAAGCCTGGAATCCGGAAGAACAACGGGGCGTCAATATCCATGTGGCCAATATCATCACCATTGTTGTCTTCGTGGGGGATAATGACGAAGAACAGCGCTGGCGGAAGCTATGTCGCTATGCCAGGCTTATTGTAGAATTACTGAACGATGGGGAATCCAGCTACGGATACGAACACTTCCTGGAAGAAGAAATCAAGCTATCGGAACCGTTCTCCGGAGCCGAGGACTGGATTCAGGCCGTGGGTGTGCCGGTATCTTTGCACAAGCTGGAAGCATATTAAGGGGGTGATGACGAATGGGATTAAAAGCCGGTAAGAACGCCAGGATTCATATAGCTGGCTATGACATCAGTGGCAAGTCTAATCAGTTCGCCGTCCCCATGGCGGTCACTTATAAGGATGTGACTGGATTCGGGATGGACGGTCACACCTGGTTCCCTTTGCTGAAGAATGACGCCTTCAACTTCAACGCCTTCTATGATGACATCAGCGAGACAACCGGCGTCCAGGCTTGCCTTCGGGCGCTTCGTGGCAATACCGCAGCCGTTATCAGTATTCAGCTTGGCAATACGATTGAAGACGAAGCTATTGGTGGATATGGCGCACTCCAGGAAGTCTATGGCCTGGACGCTCCAGTGGGTGACATGGTCACACTTCGGTCAGCGTTCAAGCCTGAAGGTGGTTTTGTCCTGGACTATATGCTGGCCTTCCCGAAGGCGACCAAGACTTCAGATGGAAGCCACACGGAGATTGATGGTGGCGCTGCGAGTGCGGACGGTGGGGAAGCTATACTCCAGGTCTTCGCTTGTGGTGGTGATGACGCCCTGATAGTCAAGATTCAGGATGACGATAATGACGGCTTCGCTTCACCGAATGACCTGATAACCTTCACAACGGCGAATGGAATCACGGCGGAACGGAAGACAGTATCCGGAGCCGTCCAGAGATATGTCCGTGTCAACTGGGCCGGAACTGCAACATATTCGGCCAGCTTTGCGGTCATCTTCAAGCGAAACTAGGAAAAGGAGGGACAATACAATGGCACTTGAAGCAGCGAAAGACCTAGTCCTACTGATTGACGATGCTGGCGATGTCCAGCGAACCATGACCGGCTTTGTTCTGGCCTTCAGGAGTAACTTCCCAGGACACAAGCTGATTGATGTCACGGTCATGGGTAGTTCCGGTCATGTGTGGGCGAGTGACGAACTGGAAGACAATAGCTTTGAAGTGGACTTCCTGTTTGACCCGACAGCCAACACGGGAACCTGGGCGCTTCTGAAGTCAATCCGTGCCTATGCTACAGCCAGGGATTTTGAGATTGGCCCATACGGGAACACTGGTGGCTATGAGAAAATCACCGGAGTTTGCTTCCTGGAGAATATGCCTCTGGAAGTTCCACTAGGCGACATGATAAAGCTGACCGGCTGTTCATTCAAGGTCAGTGGCGTAGCCACATTCACGACCTGGTAAATAGGAAGGGGGAAATGATGGAAGTTAGAAAGCTACCTGTCAAGGTAGAAACCTTACAGCTAAATGGAGACTATACTGGCTGGGAGTTCACAGCCAGGACGAATCCACCATGGGGTGAGTTCATGGGACGCCTGACTGCTATTGAGAAGGTGGACCAGTTGAATCCGGAGAAGGTCCTGGAAGGGCTGTATGACCTTCTGGAATTGGTCATGCAGAATGGCAAGTGGAACTATGTGGATGACAAGGGAAAGCCGATAACTTGTGACAGAGCCGGATTCCCAAAGCTACCATTGGAATTGATACAGCTAACATTGAGCGCGGCAAGGGAGGCGATAGAGAAGGTCCCTTTAGCACCCAGCGCCGGTTGATAGAGGCGGTCCACACTGAAGGAGTGGAACCACCGGCGGAATATATAGAGGCTGAAGTTTGCCGTATGTTCTCAGTGTTGCCTTCCCAGTTAGAAGGTGAGGACTACGGCAAAATGGTAAGAATGGTCACGATGCTAGGAATAGCGGACAAGACGAGGGCGACATAATGGCCAAGAAGAACGAAACGACCATAGGAATCAAGGGCGATAGCAAGAGCGCCGAGCAAGCCGTTGACAGGACTGAAAAGAAGGTCAAGGGTCTATCTAAGACCATGAAGATAGCTGCTGGCGTCATGGCTGCTGCCAGCGCTGCTATGGTGGCCGGTATGTTATCGGCGGTCAAGGCTGCTGCTGAAGAAGAAGCCGGAGTTATCCGGATGTCCGTGGCCATGCAGAACATGGGTCTATCCTATGACAAGTCACGGATTAAACTGGAAGAATGGATAGACGCTAATCAGCAAGCCACAGCCTTCGCAGATACCGAACAAAGGGATGCACTCGCACAGCTTATCAGGATGACTGGGAACCTGGAAGAAGCACAATCAAAGCTAACCTTGGCCATGAATATCGCAGTCGGCACGGGGAAGGACCTGGCCGGTGCTAATCAGCTAGTCATGTATGCCATGGGTGGGAACTGGGGAATGGTGGAACGGTATATCCCAGCTATTAAAGCGGTGGTAGAAGAAGAAGAAAAGTGGCGGATGCTCAATGAATTATTCGCTGGCCAGGCGGAAGCCTTCGGGGAATCCATGGCCGGTCAATTCCAGATATTACAGCATAACA